TAAAAAATTAGAGCAGGTGGCCTTGCCATATGCCCGTGACGGTCTTGGTCGTAGTTTGAGTAAACAATCCATAGATTATCATTATGGTAAGTTATACAAAGCCTACGTAGATAGGTTCAATGCTGGAGAAGGTGATCCAGATTTTAATGAAGCTGGTGCATTCTTGCATAGCATTTATTTTCCACAAATGCAACCGCCCAAGGGATCAAATGAACCCGCTGGTAAATCTCTAGAATTTATTAATCAGCATTTCAAAAGTTTTGATAAGTTTAAAGAAAAGTTTGAAAAAACTGCTATGGGTATACAGGGCAGCGGATGGGTATATCTTGCCAAGAATGGTGAAATCAAAACCATTGTCAACCACCAAATTAAAAACGATATCATACTATTAATAGATTGGTGGGAGCATGCCTGGTACGATTATCAAGCCGATAAAAAAGGTTACTTAAATAATCAGTGGAAAATTATCAATTGGAATATTATAGACGCCCGTTTGTAAAATAAACATTGACACTGCTCCTTGTATAGCGTATACTAGCTAACAAGGAGATTTTTTATGAGTAAAGCATTCGGCGCCCCAGAGCAGGCCAAAATTAAACAAATCGTTGCAGAGGGAATGACGGTAATGCAGGAAATTCAAGACCTAACTGAAGGTCTTAACGAAACCATCAAAGCTGTGGCGGAGGAATTGGAAGTCAAGCCCAGTGTTATCAAGAAGGCAATTAAGATTGCACAGAAAGATACATGGGATCAAGTGTTCCGAGAATTCGACGACTTGGAAACTATTGTGGACATTAGTGGTCACAGCTTCCGTCGTGAAGATCAATGATTGAAATATTCAAGCCAACAATAGACTGGATCAAAGATGACTACCGTACTAATCCTTTTCGCTTCTGCATTGAGTTGCTTGCTTGGGCTATTAGCATTGGGTGTTCGATTACAATGGCTATTACAGTCCCCAACCCGCCCTTACTATCTCTCTATCCTGTATGGATCCTCGGCTGCGGTCTCTATGCTTGGGCTGCTTGGACTCGGAAATCTTTTGGCATGTTGGCTAACTACATCCTGCTGGTTAGTATAGATTCTATTGGCCTAGTTAGAATGTTGGCTAAATATTTTTAAGAATGGTACGATCAGCCATAATTGATCATCAAGGTATGTGTATGCCGCAAATTACACAAGGGAGAAAAATATGAGTTACGTAGATGCTCGGTGGGACCGAGAGAAGGATATCGTTCAGGTTATTGAACGCGATCCAAAGAAGGGTAGACTTTATCAAGAATATCCTGCAAAGTATATGTTCTATTACCCGGATCAACGAGGTAAGTATAAATCCATTCACGGAGAGAATCTTTCAAAAGTTACCGCACGTAACTGGAAAGAGTTCATTAAAGAACAGAAAATTCACAGCGCACACAAGCTATACGAAAGTGACATCAATCCTGTATTCCGTTGCTTAGAAGAAAACTATCTAGGTAAAGATGCTCCAAAACTAAATGTAGCGTTTTTTGACATCGAGGTGGCATTCGATCCAGAACGTGGCTATAGCACCCCAGAGGATGCGTTCATGCCAATTACTGCTATCGCTGTTCACCTACAATGGTTAGACACACTGGTATGTCTTGCAGTGCCTCCAAAGACTCTTACAATGGAGCAGGCAGTAGAACAAGTTAAAGATTTTCCCAACACTATGTTGTTTGAAACAGAATACGAAATGTTGGATACATTCTTAGACCTTATACAAGATAGTGATGTACTAAGTGGTTGGAACTCAGAAGGTTTTGATATTCCATATACAGTAAATAGAGTAACAAAGGTTCTCAGCAAGGAGGATACACGTAGATTCTGCTTGTGGGACCAAATGCCTAAGAAACGAGAGTACGAAAAATATGGAAAAGCGGCTGTTACTTATGACCTCATTGGTCGTGTTCATATGGACAGTCTCGAGTTGTATCGCAAATACACCTATGAAGAACGACACACTTACCGATTGGATGCTATCGGAGAAATGGAGATAGGCGAAACAAAGACTGTATATGAAGGTACACTGGACCAACTATACAACAATGACTTTCGTAAGTTTATCGAATACAACAGGCAAGATACTGCACTATTAGATAAGTTAGATAAGAAATTAAAATTCTTAGATCTCGCCAGCACTATTGCACATGAGAATACTGTGTTAATACAAACCACAATGGGTGCTGTGGCTGTAACTGAACAGGCCATTGTAAACGAAGCCCATCACCGTGGATTAATTGTGCCAAGTCGTCCTAAACGTGATGAAGATGCTATCAATCAAGCGGCCGGTGCATATGTTGCATATCCAAAGAAAGGTCTTCATGACTGGATCGGATCAATGGACATCAACTCACTATATCCATCTGTTATTCGAGCATTGAACATGGGTCCGGAAACTATTGTGGGGCAACTACGACAGGATTATACCAAAGCAGAGATTGATGCTAAGATTGCCAAAGGTTCTAGTTTTGCGGCTGCATGGGAAGGTAAGTTTGGTAGTAACGAATACGAATTTGTTATGGCACAGGATCGAACTAATGATATTATTATCGATTGGGAGAATGGCAAAACGGATGTAATGAGTGGCGCACAGATCTATGAACTAATCTTTGAAAGTAACAAGCCTTGGATGATGAGTGCTAATGGCACAATCTTTACACACGAACGTGAAGGTATTATTCCGGGCTTGCTAAAACGCTGGTATGCTGAAAGAAAAGAAATGCAGGCCAAATTAAAAGAATGTATTAAAGCGGAGAATAAAATTGAAGAAGAATATTGGGATAAAAGACAGTTGGTTAAGAAGATTTTACTTAACAGTTTATACGGTGCTATTCTTAATGCTGGTTGCCGTTTTTTCGATAATCGCATTGGTCAGTCAACCACCCTTACAGGGCGTGGAATTGCCAAACATATGGCAGGAAAAATCAACGAAGTAATTACAGGAGAATACGATCACGTCGGTAAGGCCATTATCTACGGTGATACAGACTCTGCATATTTTAGTGCTTACAATTCGTTAAAGGTTGAAATTGCTAAAGGTCAGATACCGTGGGATAAGAATACAGTGGTACAACTGTATGATACAATTGCCGATGAGGTCAATTCAACTTTCCCACAGTTCATGCTAGATGCACATCACTGCCCAAAGAGCCGCGGTGATGTTATTAAAGCAGGACGTGAAATTGTTGCTATCAAAGGCCTGTTCATTACTAAAAAGCGGTATGCTGTGCTGTACTATGACAAAGAAGGCAAGCGTAGCGATGTAGATGGCAAACCGGGCAAGATCAAAGCCATGGGGTTAGATCTGAAGCGTAGTGATACTCCTGAATTTATGCAAAAGTTCTTGGAAGAAGTACTGACCAAAGTGCTGAATAATGCACAAGAAGAAGAAATCTTAGGCATGATTACAGAGTTTAGAACTGAGTTTAAGGCAAGACCTGGTTGGGAAAAAGGCAGTCCTAAACGTGCTAACAACATTGCCGAGTATCAAAAGAAAGAAGAAAAACAGGGCAAGGCCAATATGCCCGGACACGTTCGTGCTGCCATTAATTGGAACACCCTAAAGCGTATGAACGGTGACAAATACAGTCAACAGATCGTTGATGGTATGAAAGTTATTGTCTGCAAGGTCAAAGCCAATCCGTTGGGTTATACCAGCATTGCCTATCCAGTAGATGAATTGCGTTTACCTAAATGGTTCCAGGAACTGCCATTTGATCATGCAGAAATGGAAGCTACCATTATTAACAACAAATTGGAAAATTTAATCGGAGTACTCGACTGGGACCTCAATTCCACAACCGAAACAAATACATTTCACAGCTTATTCAGCTTTGACTAAAATATTTGTTGACATTCTCTCTAAATCTAAATAAACTTATACAAAGGAAACATTATGAAAGATATCTTGCAGGACATAGTTGCTCACACCAACAAACTAGGCTTTTTGAACATTGTAAAAATTACAGGAACAGAGGCTAAAACATTGATCGACTCTATGGCAGATGA